GAGGTGAGTATCACATTGAATTTGGGTGGTGATGAAGAATGGCCTATTTACATTGAAACACCAGAAGGCAAAGAAGTTGAAATGAATTTAGAACCAGGTGATGCAATGTTATATCTCGGATGTGTTGCACCACATTGGAGAAATGAATTTTCTGGCAAAGAATATTGCCAAGCATTCATGCATTATGTACAGAGTGATGGTCCTTTCGCATGGGCTTACTTTGACAAACAAAGATAAACGTAGTACAATAGAGAACTAAAAATATGGCAACTAAAAAATACGACCTAACCGCAATCATGGAAGAGTATGCTGATGATGACTTCGGTTTCACGGCAACAGATGAAGAAGAATACAACTCCGTTATTGCCGAAAAAGATGACACGGTACAAGAATACAAAGAACGTCTGCAACAGGTAGAGAAACTAATTATGCCGTTTCTAACCAAGTTGTTGAAGACTGCCGACCAACCAATCATCAAGTGGCCTAATCGTAAAGAAACATTAGAGGCACAAATACAAAAAATACTTGCTTTAACCAGAGATTAACTATATAATTGTACGAGGAGATATATTATGAAAGATTTGATAATCGGATGTTCCACCGGATATAAATGGGACACAATTAAGTATTGGGTCAACTCTATCAATCAGTCAGGTTTTACTGGTGATAAAGTTTTGATTATGATGAATGCTGATAAAGAGACTGTAGATAGAGTCACTGATACAGGATTCAAAGTTATCGGATTCAAACGGGATGAACAAGGCAATCTTGTATATCAGTCCAATATTATGGTACACGTTGAGAGATTTCTACACATCTATAATTTCTTGTCACAGAATGAGTATCGTTATGTCATTACGACTGACGTTAAAGATGTTATCTTCCAAAGCAATCCATTCAAACACATTGAGAAACATATGGGTCAACGTCAACTATTGATGTTCTCCTCTGAAAGTATGTTATACAAAGATGAACCATGGGGTAACCAAAACTTGTTGGAGACTTATGGTCAATTCATCTATGATAGATTCAAAGATAATCCAATCTACAACGTTGGTGTATTGGCTGGTCGTGGTGATGCAATGCGTGACTTGTGCATGAATATCTTTTCATCATGTCTAAACAAACCAATTCCAATTTGTGACCAATCTACATTCAACTTCCTGATTTCACAAGAACCATACAAGTCAACTTGTCGTTATACTAAATCGGAAGATGGGTGGGCATGTCAACTTGGTACAACTGCAGACCCAAGTAAGATAGACCAGTTCAGACCATTCTTGTTGGAACCATCTCCACACATGGAGATAGATAAAGTAGTAACGTCACAGAATAAAGAGTATGTGATTGTTCACCAGTATGATAGAGTGCCTGCATGGCGAAAGATTATTGAAGCAAAATATGGCTAAAATTTTATATGTTGTCCACCGATATGCTCCATATCCCGGTGGTTCTGAAAATTATGTACGTGATATGGCAGAAGAAACATTCCGTAGAGGACATGATGTAACTGTACTTGCAGGCGAACACAAAGGTGATTTGAACGGAGTCAAAGTAACAAGTGACTTTCAAATTATGGGTTCAGAAGTCTTTGATTTGATTGTTGTGCATGGCGGTGACGTTGGTGTACAAGATGTTGCATTGATGAACTCACAAAGAATTCCATCACCAATGTTGTTCATGTTGATTAAACCATCTGAGAGTGCCACATATCAACATGCAATGAAACACGTTAAGTACATTGGTTGTTCAACCAAAGAAGATTGGGAATCAGCATTCAAACTTGGTCATCGTGACAAGGCAGTTCGGGTATCACATGGCATCGATGCAGAGATTTCTTCTGGTACACCTGGATTCCGTGAGAAGTATGGAATCACAACACCATATATGTTCTTGTCGTGTGGTGGTTTCTGGCCTAACAAAGCATTTCACGAATTGATTGCCACATTCAATGGTGTTGGTCGTGATGATGTTACACTTGTTCTGACTGGTTATGATAATCGTCACAACATCATGCCGCAAAATTCCAAACATGTGAAAGCGATGATGGTTGATGACCGCAATGATGTTATGTCTGCGATTAGAGATGCTGACCTTTATATCATGCACTCACACTCAGAAGGATTTGGATTGGTTCTACTGGAATCAATGTTAAATAGAACAGCATGGGCATCACGCAATATTGCAGGTGCCAAGGTGCTGAGTGATTTTGGATTCACATATGATAATGATTCTGCTCTACGTGAGTACATGATTGATTTCAGAGGTGTGCCAGAGTCCAAACTTGATGATGCACATGAATACGTGATGAACGCACATTTGATTAAAAACACAGTAAATGATATTTTGAAATTAATATGAAAATAACTTTTGGTATAACAACAGACTACTCTAATCAACCACAAATCAACGAAGTAATCTCCTCTATCAGATCACTACAAATACCTGAGTATGAGATTTTAATTGTTGGTGGTGAGAAGAAAGAAGATATGGTTGACGTAACGCATATCTATTTTGATGAGACTCAACAACCTAGTTGGGTAACACGCAAGAAGAACACCATTGTTCAGGCAGCAAAGTATGATAACATCGTATTGATGCACGACTACTATGTGTTTGATAAAGATTGGTACAAGAACTTCTTGGAGTTTGGTGAAGAATGGCACATCTGTTCTAACAAACAACTACTCATTAATGACAAGAGACACTTTACAGATTGGGTGACATGGGATGATCCTGTATTCCCACGTTACACTGCACTGAGACATGATGATTGGTCACGTGCTAACTATATGTACATATCTGGTGGTTACTTTCTAGTGAAGAAACAAGTTGCACTAGATAATCCATTCAACGAAGAACTCACACACGGCCAAGCCGAAGATGTTGAGTGGTCTCTCCGTGTGCGTCATAGATATGTGATGAAATGTAATGGTAACAGTATTGTGAAACATAATAAGTGGCATAGAGATGCAAAATAAATTAGTAATTTTTGACCTTGACGGTGTATTGATTGAATCACGTGAACTACATTATGAAGCATTGAATGATGCTCTACGTAAAGTTGGTAGTGAGTATGTGATTACACGTGAAGAACACTTGAGTTTGTATGATGGTCTAAACACCACAAAGAAACTTGAGATGTTGTCTGAGAAGAAAGGTCTTGACCGTAAATTCTTCAATCAGATTTGGCAAGATAAACAAGTTGCCACATTCAACCTCATCAGACAATTTCCAAAGAATAACAAACTTAGGCAGATGTTTGCCAAGTTGAGTAGTAATGGAATTAAGATTGCTATTGCAAGTAATTCTATACGTGAGACAGTTAAGTTGGCACTATTGTCTGTTGGTGTCATGGAGTATGTTGATTACTATGTCTCTAATGAGGATGTTAAGAGAACCAAACCATATCCTGAGATGTACTGGCAATGTATGACAGCATTAGATGTACTACCTAAGAATACAGTTATCATTGAAGACAGTCATATTGGCAGACAAGGCGCACTAGATTCTGGTGCTCACTTAGTTCCAGTTAAAGATTCATATGACTTGACGATGGATAAAATTGATGAAGCAATCGATACACTTAACGGTGTAATTAAGAAAATGATACCATGGAGAGATAAAAAAATGAACGTACTAATTCCTATGGCTGGCGCTGGTAGTAGATTCGCAGCAGCTGGTTACACATTCCCTAAACCATTGATTGAGGTTAATGGTAAACCAATGATTCAAGTTGTTGCAGAAAACCTAAACGTTGATGCACACTTCATCTACATTGTACAAAAGGAACACTATGATAAATACAACCTCAAACAATTATTAAACTTAATCTCACCTGGTTGTGATATCGTACAGGTTAATAGTTTGACAGAAGGCGCAGCATGTACAACTCTGTTGGCCAAAGAACTTATTAACAACGATGAGCCATTACTGATGGCGAACTCAGACCAATATGTGGAGTGGAACTCAAATGAATGTCTCTATGCTTTTACTGCTGACGGCGTTGATGGTGGTATCGTTACCTTTAGGGCAACCCATCCAAAGTGGTCATTTGCAAAACTCGGAGATGACGGTTTCGTCACAGAAGTAGCAGAGAAGAATCCAATTTCAAATATCGCAACAGTCGGTATCTACTATTGGAAAAAAGGTTCTGATTATGTTAAGTATGCTGAACAAATGATTGAAAAGAATATCCGTACCAACGGAGAATTCTATGTGTGTCCAGTATTCAATGAAGCCATTGGTGATGGTAAGAAGATTCGTGTCAAAGATATTCCTAAGATGTGGGGCATTGGTACTCCAGAAGATTTAAATTACTTCTTGGAGAATCATAAATGAAAGTTGCAGTTGTATTAACAGGACACCTCCGATGTTGGAGAGAGGTGTTTCCTAATTTCAAAGAAAAGATTATTGACCGATACAATCCCGATATCTACATACACACATGGGATGATGAGGCGTATTGGATTCCTGGTGATAAACAAAATAAAACAGGTATCTATGAAGGCGCACCACAAATTGTTGATGATGAAATATTAGACACATACAAACCAGTACACTATGTGAAAGAGTATTGGGAAGATTTCAATAAACACTTTGAATCTTGTGGTGAATACTTTACGAACTATGCACACAGACCAAAGAATATTCTATCGATGTTCTACAAGATGCACCAAGGTTTCTCTGCACTTGAAACACACGTTGCACGACTACAATCATCATATGATTTGGTAATTCGTATGCGTCCTGATATGTTGATACACGATGACCTGCCTGATTTTGATCCAAATGTATTCTACACTGTTGCAGCCAGAAACCATTTAGGTCAAGGCACCGGTGATGTAATGCAAGTTGGTAACTTTATTTCTATGATGTTCTTCACCAAAATGATTACTGTAATTGGTTCTGTCTACAAACAAACTGATCTATTATGTCCTCATGTGATGTCAACGCAACACATTAAGAACCTTGGATTCAACTGGCAGGAGATAAATCTAAATAGAACTCTCATGCACACACCAAAAGGACCTTATGTTGAAATGGACAAGTAATACGTTTAAAGATATCATAGAATTAAAAGATGGACCTGTAACCTATTCCGATAACGGCAGAGGTAATCTTAAGATGAGTAATCATCTTTATCCCTACTCCATCAAAGAAGAAGAATTTAACTTTCTAAAAAATCTAATCGTAGAACATAACCTTCAACGTGGTTATGAATGTGCAACAGCATTTGGTATCAGTTCAACAGCATTAGGTTTGGGTTTCTTGGAAACTGGTGGTAAGGTCGTAACAATGGATGCCTACATTGAAGAATCTAAAGGTAATCCAGGTCACTACAGAGATATGCAACGTGAAGTGTATGATAAGGCCGATGGTTACAAATCAGTTAAGTATTTGATTGAACAGTTTGGTTTAGAGAACACACTCTTTCCAGAGATTGGTTGGAGTCCTGATGATACAGAGACTTGTGTACGTAGACATTTCTCTGAGCCACTAGACTTTGTATTCATTGACGCAGGACATTTCCCTGAACAAATGATTAAAGACATTGATGCATTTTTGCCATTGCTTGGTGAAAAGTATGTGTTGGCATTCCATGATGTGTATGACCACAGTTTCGCAGAATCAGTACATGACCACTTATTCAACAAGATTGGTAAAAAGGTTGAGATTAAACTTTATTATCCTGCAGGTGAAAATATGGGAGTTGTGATAAACGTATGATACTAATTGCACACCGTGGTAATACTAATGGACCGAAACCACATTTAGAAAATAGTCCAGATTATATTGATTTAGCTCTTGAAGATGGATTTTCAGTAGAAGTGGACTTATGGTGTGTCGATGATGTTTTATATTTTGGCCACGACAATCCACAATATCTGGTGGATCCTGAGTATTTGATGGTACGTAAACAAACACTATGGATTCACTGCAAAAATAAAGAAGCATTCAGTTATTGTCTAAAAAACAAACTGCATTGCTTCTGGCACAGTGTGGATGACTACACGATGACCAATTGGGGTTATGTTTGGGCATATCCTGGTAAAGAACCAGTGAACCAATTGACAGTATTGGTGATGCCAGAGAATGTCTGGCCAACGAAGAAAACGATATCTCTTAATGCTTTTGGTGCATGTTCTGATTGGGTTGGTGAAATTCGTGATTACATAAATAGAATATAATATTAACTGCTGCAGAGGCGGAGATGAAATTTAGTCGGTTTATACAAGAGGCCAAAGGCCAGTCCAAGGTTATTGTCGTTTATGGCGGTGGTTTCCAACCATTTCACGCTGGTCATATGAGTAGTTATGAACAGGCTAAACGTGCATTCTCATCTGCCGATTTCTATGTTGCAGCCAGCAACGACACCAAGAATCGACCAATCCCATTCAAAGACAAACAATTCTTAGCGCAACAAGCAGGCGTTAACGATAACTTTGTTCAGGTCTCACAACCAGTTAATCCAACTGAAATTCTATCACGTTACGATCCTAAGAAAGACATTCTGATTCTTGTTCGTAGTGAAAGAGATCCTGTGAACTATACCAAAAAAGATGGTTCACCAGCATACTATCAACCATTCAAATCAATCAAAGAGTGTAAATCATTTGATCCAAAAGGTGGACATGGATATGTTTATGTAACGAAAAAACACATCTTCAAAGTAAATGGCCAAGAAGTTTATTCAGGCAGTCAAATACGTTCAATGTACACAAAGGCCGATGACGCTGGTCGTAAAAATATGATTAAAGATTTGTATCCAAAAGCCACAAAGCCTGCAAAATTAAAACAACTACTAGACAAATATATCGGTGGCAATATGAAAGAATCAGCAGACGAATTATTTGAATCTTTGTTCGTTGAATCTGTTGATGATTCATTTGAGATACTACTGAGTGAAGGTGTACATGATGCATCCATTTTCAAGGCAGTATTCTTAGCAGGTGGTCCAGGTTCTGGTAAAGATTATGTGCTTGACAATACACTTGCAGGTCATGGTTTAACAGAAATCAATTCGGACAGAGCATTAGAGTTTATGATGGACAAACAAGGCCTTGATAAGAAGATGCCTTCTGCTGAAGAAGATAAACGTAACTTTGTTCGTGGTCGTGCAAAAACCATTACAGATTTGCGCCAACGTTTGGCATTGTTAGGTCGTAATGGTTTGATTATCAACGGCACTGGTGATGATGTTGAGAAAACTAAGAAGATTAAAGCAAGACTAGAAGAACTTGGTTATGATACCAAAATGCTTCTGGTTAATACACGTGATGAAATTTCTGCACAGAGAAACATTGAACGTGGCCAACGTGGTGGTCGTGCCGTACCCGAAACAATACGTAAAGAGAAGTGGGATTCGGTACAGAACTCACGCACAGAATATGCCAAGTTGTTTGGTACAAACTACATTGAGTTTGACAATTCGGAAGACTTACGTTCGGCAGACCCCGAAGTCGTAAAGCAAAAGAAAATGGAGTTGATGGATATCTTTAAGAACGTCCGTGAATTCACACAGGCGCCACCTAAGAGTGAACCTGCTGAGTTGTGGATTGCTTCTGAGATGGAACGCAAGAACAGGTTTGCAGTACCACCAAAACAGGCAGAGTTGTCCGCACATGCCGATGGCCAAGGTGCCGCAGCTGACCAAGCACACAAACTTGGTCTATCATACTATGGTTTTGGTCGTTATGGTAAACAAGGCAAAGTTACACACCATACAGTCAATGGTAAGTTGGTTGAAGTGCCAAAAGAGAAACCAGGTGAGGTCAGTGTACCAACAACTGGTTCGTCAATGAAGAAAATCCAAGAGGCAGCATATACTGGTAATATCGGTATGATGGAAGTTATGAAGTTCCATCAGAAAGCCACACCAGAACAAAAGAAAGAGTTTAAATCGCACATGGCCAATAACAAACACGGCGATGCATGGAAATTAATTCAAGATGTGTCTGGTGTTAAGTTGGTTGGTAAAGAATTCGAATCAAATGATAAATATGTTACTGATAAGAATGGAAATCCTAGAATGTTTATGTTGCGCCGAAATGCAGCAAAAGAAGCACACACCAAAGATGGTGAAGTGGTGCAACAGGGTAAAGGTTATGTCGTCAAATTAAAGGAGAATAAAAATGATGAGATTTTTCAAAGGACTATTGAGTCGCAAACAATCGGTACAAGAACCAGCTTTACTGAAGCCTTCGGTGGTAGTGGTGGAGTCAGTCGTGCCAGTGGTCGAAACACCTCCAGTGGAAGTTCCAGTGGCCGTTGTGCCACCTGTGGTAAAATCAACGAAGACTGTGGCTGCGAAACCAATTCCACCAAAAAACTCACGCTCTCAAAAATCAGGGAACGCCAAGCCGAGAAAATCAAAGAGTCCATCGACAAAGGCATAGAACCTGGATTATCCATGGCTGCGTCTGGTGAAAGCATTGGGCGTGACATGGGTGAAAAGATTAAAAAAAGGACTGGTAAAGCATCACAGGTTGTAGAGATGCAAGGTGATGAAACCGGTGCTTCTATTGGTGCTCAAAAAGAAGATGAGTTGAAGAAAAAAGGTATTTCTTTGTTATCATTTAAATCTAACAAGGCGATTGGTGCATGAAAACACTTAAACAATTTATAGAATCTGCAGCTTGGCAGAGAAAAGAAGGAAAGAATCCTGAAGGTGGTTTAAACCGCAAAGGCATTGCTTCTTATCGTGCAGAAAATCCAGGTTCTAAACTATCGATGGCAGTTACAACTCCACCATCAAAATTAAAAGCCGGTTCAAAGGCAGCAAACAGACGCAAATCATTCTGTGCAAGGATGGGTGGTGTGGATGGACCGATGAAGAAGCCAAATGGCGAACCAACACGCAAAGCATTAGCGCTACGCAAATGGAATTGTTAATAATAAATCAAAATAGGAACTATCATGGAATTTAAAGATAAAATTAACCAATCAGTTGCAGCAGCAGTTGCAAAAATTATGGGTGAAGCTTTGCATCCAAACCAACAAAAGTTGGATGTACATGAGCCAGAAAAAGATAAATTGACTGCTGATGACTTCAAAAAGCTTCGTGCTAAAAAAGGAATGAAGAAAGAAGAAGTTGAACAAATTGATGAGTTGACTGGTAAAGGTCAATTACCTGCTATTAAAAAAGCTCATGCGGATGCTGCTTCGGACGCATCTAATAAAATGAACACAGTAAGAAGTTCTAATATCGTACTTCCTGTACCAAAAGAAAAAACAGCAAAAATTAATGCTCTAGATTCTGCAAAAAAATATCACGCAGCTCAATCGACACGTGCTGGAGCTTTAATGAAAAAAGCAGGCATTAAAGAAGAAGTTGAATCAATCGATGAAGTTAAGATGGCAGATTTACCATCAACTAAAGTACAAGGCCGTTCATATGGTGCATCTAAGCCTGAAGCAAGTGCCTTTGATGTACTAAAAGGACCAAAAGAAAAAGAATTAAAATCTATTGAGTCTGAAAAGAAGAAAAAACCAGTTAATGAAGAAGATTCTGAATTAACTTTGGATGATTATTTGTTGGAAGATTTGGTTGAGTTTGTTATGTCGGAAGAATTCCAACAACTTGACGAACTAAGCAAATCCACTTTAGGTTCTTATGTTACAAAAGCATCTAAAGACATGCGTTCACACGCACAAATGGCTGGATCAAAAGATACTGCTTTGATGGCACATCAAATGGGTTACCGCCGTGGTGAAAAGTCTCCAATTAAAGGTGGCACCAAAGGTGAGAAACGTGTATCTTCAGAAATTGCTAAACATCAAACTAAAGCAAACAACAGAACTGCTGGTATTGCTGGTGCTGCTCAAAGATTAGCAAAAGAACAATTTGAAATTACTGAAGAAGATGCATACGATAAGAATGTAAAACCTTCAGATAAACCACACGATAAAGATGCAGCAAAGAAACGTGCTCAAACTTCAGCTGTTGCAGCTAGAAAAGTTATGAGTATGTCAGCATATTCAGCATCCAAGAAAAGTGAATGATGGCTAAACCAGCATCTAAAGTTTTTAAAGCAATTCGGCAAGAAGACAGTGGTCCTTGTTGGGATAATTATAAACGTGTACCCGGTAAAAAACCATATTCTCCAGGTTCTTGCGTAAAAGAATCTTCACCAGAAGATGAGATGAATGAAGATTTGCGTAAGTGGTTTAGTAAGACTGATCCAGAAGGTGGTTGGAAAAGAATTAACAGTAAGGGTGAAGCAATTGGTCCTTGTGCAAGAGAACCTGGTGAACCTAAACCAAAATGTATGTCTAACGAGAAGCGAGCATCTTTAACTAAAAAAGAAAGAGCATCGGCCGTTGCATCTAAAAGAAAACATGACCCTAATCCTGAGAGGAAGGGTGAACCAATTAACGTGTCCAACTTTGGAAAAGGAAAGATAAGTGAAGATATGGAAAATTTAAACGAAAAAAATGTGCCAACAAGTCCTGAGAAATGGGCGCAAGCCAAGGCACAGGCTAAATCTAAATTCGATGTTTATCCATCTGCTTATGCCAATGGCTGGGCTTCGAAGAAATATAAAGAGATGGGTGGTGGTTGGAAATCTGTCTCTGAAGCAAAAGAAAAAACTGAGTATGATTATGAAGGTGATATGGCTCGTGGCCAATTACAAAGTGTAATCAACAATGCTCAAAGAGTGCATGACATGTTAAAAGATAATGATAATCTTCCTGAGTGGGTACAATCTAAAATCACATTAGCTGAAGATTACATTTCAACAGTTGCTAATTATATGATGAGTGAGATTGACGAAGCAAAAGAAATTGGTGATGACCCAATTGGATCTTCTGCACAAGAAACTCTGGTAAAGAAAGGTGGCAAAACCACTGTTGCTAAACCAATCACAGAAGCATCTTCTGTTGCAGTAAGAATACAAAAAGCTTTAGACCGAATTAAAGCAAAGCGTGAAGCATCAGAACAACGTGGCCGAGAAGTTTTACAACCAAAGAAACCTGAACCTGTTAAAGAAGAAGTTGAGATTGAAGAAGAAAGTCATCAGTCTAAAACAACAATGAAGCACATTCCAAATCCATCACCTGCGCTTAAAGATGCGGCTAAACGTATTAAGCCGGGTATTTCAGGCATTCGGGATCGCTTTGACATGCTCGATGCTGGTGGTGTTAAAAGAGAACAAGTCGAACAGTTGGATGAATTGTCGCCTAATGCATTGGGTAATTACATGAAAGCTGGTCACAAGAAGTATGACAGTATCAGAAACAACACCGATTCAGCATCAATGGCCAAAAAGTCCAAATTGGAAACTGGAATCAAAAAGGCTGCTGCCAAAAGATATCCTGCCAAACCATCTACACCTGAACCAAAGAAAGACCCGAACAGTCGAGGTTACGAACAAGGCCGTTACATGGGTGACAGCGTTGAACAAGACGAATCTTTAATTGAAGGCATGATGGGAGACACTGGTTGGCAAAAGTCTAAATCTAAAACAGATACAGTTACCGATAAATCTGGTGCAGTTCACACAGCACAGTCTAAGGTCAGAGATTTGGCACGTAAAGCAATGAAAGCTGCCGGTGCAAAACAAGTTAAAAGTGTAGGTACTAAGTCAATGAAAGAGTCTACATTAGTCGAATCACGTAAGACAGATATTATTAAAGATGCGGTGAATTCTGCCAAGAAGAAGAAGTCTGCACCTGATAAATTCGAATCAGAACCAGTTTTGGATTCACAGATTCAAAAAGTTGACAACACATAAATATAACAATAATTCTAGGAGAAAAACATGCCTTTATTTTCAATGACAGACGCAAACACAGGTGCTCCAAAGTGGGCAGTTGCCGGTGGTTTGGGTGTAGCCAACAACGGCCACGACTTATATGCTAACTCAACATCCAGTGCATTTGTTACTGGTGCCGCAGTTGGAGTATTTGGTGTGTCCGATGCTGAGATTGCTCTATCTACAAACAAAGCAAACAAACCTGCTCACACAGGTTGGGTTCTAATTAAACAAGGTACTGGTAGTCGCACCGGCCGTGTACAAACTGAAGTTCTAGTTGCTGGTGGTATGAGTTCTGATGCAGCCACTGGTGCCAACGACAACATAATGTTCGCCAATACCTAATATAAACTGGAGTTTCGACTCCACTATTAGATATGACATTTAAATCATTCCTTAAAGAGTTCTATTCTATAGAACCTAATCAGGCCAAGGAAGCACACGAACCGACTGGTGAATCTTCATCATCGGTTCAAAATCCTATTGTAGTATCCGAAATCAACTCTCAATTGTTTAGAGAATTGAACGTTGATGGGTTTAGAGTTGCACAAGATGGTATACAGAAAGTCCGTAAGGTATTAAATTCCTTTGGGCTGGATATACCTGCGTTATATGAATTGGATGTTGAAGGTGACGAAATTACCTTTGACATTCATCAGTTTGACAATCCAGATAATATGGTTTATTTGTATTTGTTGTACTATCTATCAGACGCAGGTAATTACGAGTTTTATGCACAAGTAGGTGACGAAGAAACAATTAACGCACTAGTCACCGAAGAACCAGAAGAAGATTAATGTCCTTTGATAATTTAAATA